TTACTGTGCGTGATGGTGTGCCCACTTGTTCACGCGAACTCGGTTCGGGCCTCCAAGTTGACGGCCGCCGTGCCCACGTCAAGTCGGGGGGATCATGAGCGTCGCCGACGAAGTCGCCGCCGAGCTTGAGGATCTTCATGCCGCCGAGACCTCGCCCGGCATGGCGGCCGTGGCCCGCGATCTCGCGAGGGCGATGGACGGCACGGACGCCCCGACGGCCAAGGCGGTCGCCGCCCGCGAACTCCGTTCGATCATGGGCGACCTCCGCAGGCTGGCACCCGTCGAGACGAAGGGGGACGCCGTCGATGACATTGCTGAGCAGCGAGCGAAGCGCCGGGCAGCTGCCCGCGAGCAGGCAGCCGGGGAGTGACGACGGCCGGGTGTACGGCTGGCAGACGCCGCCGATCGAGGCGACCCCGCCTGCCGTGTCCACCGCCGGGCAAGAGGCCATCGATCTGGCGGCCAAGGCTGGGCTGAAGCTGGACCCGTGGCAGCAGCACGTGCTGCGCGTCGCTATGGGAGAGAAGCCGGACGGCAGTTGGGCAGCGCCCGAGGTCTGCGTCAATGTCCCGCGCCAGAACGGCAAGGGGGGCGTGATCGAAGCCCGGGTTTTGTGGGGCCTGTTCATCGGCGGCGAGAAGCAGATCCTGCTGTCGGCTCACGAGTTCAAGACCACCCAGAACACGATGAAGCGCATCGAGCGCCTAATCCTCGGGTGCCCTGACCTGCACAAACGCGTGAAGGCCTACCACAAAACGGTGGGCCGTGAGGGCGTCGAGCTGCATGACGGGCGCGAGTTGAAGTACATCGCCCGCTCGCGCGGCTCCGGCCGTGGCTTCACCTCGGACTGCGTCATCTTCGACGAGTGCATGATCCTCGGCGACGACGCGATGTCCGCCCTGGCGCCGACCTCGGACGCCGTTGCGAACAGCCAGCTGTGGTACCTGGGCAGCGCCGGAATCGGCGCCCCCTCTCAGCAGATGGGCCGCCTGCGCCGCCGCGCCCTGGCCGCCATCGAGAGCGGCATCCCGGACCCCGTGCTGGCCTACATGGAGTGGTCGATCGACCCGCACGTGGACGAGTGCGCGCAGGGCTGCACGCAGCACGACGCGGTCGACTCCGTTGAGTCGCTGCTGAAGGCCAACCCGGCGGTGGGCTACCGGCTCCAGGTCGAGAAGAGCATGCACCGGAGGCTGACCATGGGCGATGCCCTGTACGCCCGCGAGCGGCTCGGTGTGGGCGAGTACCCGTCGGATGTCGCCGAGACCTGGCAGGTCATCGGAGAAGAAGCCTGGCGGGCACTGGCGGCTGCGGAGTCGGTGCCGGGTGATCCGGTGGCGTTCGCGGTCGATATGACGCCGGAGCGCAGCCACGTGTCCATCGCGGTGGCCGGGCCGTGGCGGGGCGGGACACACGTCGAGGTCGTCGAGCACCGCCCGGGCGCGGGCTGGTTCGCAGAGCGGGCCAGGGCCCTGACGGAGAAGTGGGGGCCGCGGTGCTGGGTCATCGACCCGGGCAGCCCGGCGGGCTCGCTCATCGGGGACCTGACGGACGCGCTGAAGGTCGACCCCGAGGACGACGCGGAGGAACCGCGGCTGCTGGCGCCGATCGTGCAGACGCGGCCCCGGGACGTCGTGCACGCCACGTCCCAGTTCTACGACGCCGTGGCCGAGGCGACGCTGTCGCACCTGGACCAGGCGCCGATGGCTATGGCCCTGGCCGGCGCGCAGAAGCGCCCCCTGGGGGACGCGTGGGCGTGGGCGCGGCGGATCGTGTCCGTCGACATCAGCCCGCTGGTCGCAGCGACGCTGGCCAAGTGGGGGCTGAAGGCCGAGGTCGAGCAGGACGAAGTCGTCGATCCGCTCGACAACATTTGGTGAGGGAGGCTCGATGACCAGGGCAAACGTGGTCGGCGCCCTGGCGTCCGCGGCTGGGCGGGTTGTCCGCTGGCTGCCCGGGGCCGCCGGGGCCGCGCTGATCTCGTGGGCCGCGCTGATGGTGTACGTGCCTGCCGGCCTCGCGGTCGCGGGGGCGTTCTGCCTGGCGGCGGACTGGAGGGCGACGCGGTGAGTATCTTCTTCAATCGGCGGCGCGAGCGCAGGGCGCCGTTCGCTGAGCCGCCCATCCCGCGGCCCTCGCAGGCGTCGACGTTCTCCAAGGTGAACCTGGCCCAGGCCGAGAGCAGCTTGCAGAAGGTCGCCGTGTGGTGCGCGGTCGACCTGACGGCGTCGATGGTGTCGATCCTGCCCATCGACGTCTACGAGGGCACTGGCGCCGCGCAGCGCGAGATCGCCCCGCCGAAGATCCTGGAGGACCCCTCTGGGGAGGGCTACGGCGTCGCGGACTGGGTGTACCAGTACATGGCGTCGCTGCTGTTGCGGGGCAACACCAACGGGCACGTTGCCGACCGGGACCGGCTCGGCAACCCCACACAGATCGTGCTCTACCACCCGGACGAGGTGCAGGGCTGGCGCGACCTCAAGTCGGGTCTGCCCACCTGGCGCGCGGGCGGCGCGGAGGTACCCGCAGACGAGATGTGGCACCAGCGGGCCTACTCCATCCCCGGCCGGCTGATGGGCCTGTCCCCGGTGGCGCATCACGCCGGGACGATCGGGCTGGGCATCGCGGCCTCGCGGTTCGGGCAGCAGTGGTTCGAGGACGGCGCCCACCCGTCCGGAATGCTGACCAACGACCAGGCCCTGAACAAGGAGCAGTCACAGACGGCCAAGGCCCGGTTCATGGCCTCGCTGCGTGGCAGCCGGGAGCCGCTGGTGCTGGGCGCCGGCTGGAAGTTCCAGGCGATCCAGGTGGCCCCGGAGGAGTCGCAGTTCCTGGAGACGCAGAAGTACACCTCGGCCGAGTGCGCGCGGATCTACGGGCCAGGCGTGGCCGAGATCCTCGGCTACGAGACCGGCGGGGCGATGACCTACGCCAACGTCGAGCAGCGGTCGCTGGACCTGCTGACGTACTCCCTTGACCGGTGGATCGTCCGCACCGAGAAGATGTTCACCGCCATGCTGCCGCCCGGCCAGCACGTGAAGCTCAACCGTGCCGCCCTGGCGCGCACCGACCTGCTGACCCGCTTCCGCGCGCACGCGCTCGCCCTCCAGAACCGGTGGACCGTACCGAACGAGGTGCGGCAGATCGAGGACCAGCCGCCCGTGAAGTGGGGCGACGAACCCAACGCAGCCCCCGCGCCGAAGGTGCAGATCGACTGAAGGAGGGACGCCGTGAGCGTCAAGAGCGACCGGGCCAAGGTGTCCGGTACGGAACGGCGCGCGTTCCCCGTACAGCTCGAGGTGCGCGCGAAGAAGGGCGTCAGTGGAGTATCGACGATCGAGGGATACGCCTCGGTCACCGAGCAGCCCTACGAGATGTGGGACTACCTCGGCGCCTACAGCGAGGTCGTCCGCACGGGCGCGTTCGCCAAGACCCTCGCCGAGACGCCCGGGGTGCAGCTGCTGCTGAACCACAGCGGCCTGGCGATGGCGTACACCAAGGCCGGCAGTCTGCGTCTGTCGGAGGACACCACCGGCCTGCACATGGAGGCCGACGTCAGTACCAGCCGACACGACGTCGGCGACATGCTGGCCGCCCTGAACGAGGGCAGCGTCGACGAGATGTCGTTCGCGTTCCGGGTGACCCGGCAGCAGTGGTCCCCGGACTACGACCAGCGGGACATCACCGAGGTGGACCTGCACCGCGGGGACGTGAGCGTCGTCAACTTCGGCGCGAACCCCGCAACGTCGGTCGGCGCCGTGCGTGCCGCCGACTTCGACCGCCTCGACGAGGTGGACGCACGGGCGCTGTACGAGCGCCTCCAGCGCCGGTTCCAGCCCGACGGGGCAGAGCCGCAGACGCTGTCGCTGTTCCAGGCCCAGGCCGCCGTTCTCGGCCTGTAGCCACCCCCTGACGCCTGCACCACCTGACGCGCCGGAGTCCACGCCGGAGCGCCCTGCGGCCTGCCCGCACGCGGCGCCACCACCTGGGCCACCACCCCGACGGCACGCGGGCGCGACCCACACCCACACCCATGAAGGGAGCGAGCCATGCTCGCCTACCTGCGTAAGCAGATGCAGAGCGCGCTCGAGGCCCGGGCCGCGCTGAAGACCGAGATCGACGGCATCGTGAAGGCCGCCGAGGACGCCGGCCGGGAGAAGCTGTCCGCGGACGAGCAGACCGCGTTCGACGCCAAGCGTGCGGAGATCCGCACGAAGGACGGCGAGATCGAGCAGCTCGACACGCGCATCAAGGACCTCGAGGAGGACGAGCAGCGCGAGCAGCGCGCGGCCGCCCTCCACGCCCGGCACGGCCAGGCCGGCGAGCGGCGCGAGCGCGTCACCGTCACCTCCGAGCCGGAGACCTACCGCCGTGGCGGACAGACCTCGTACTTCCGGGACCTGTTCCGCGCGCAGATGAAGGGCGACACCTCGTCCATCGAGCGCCTGGCCCGCAACGACCGCGAGGTGGCCGACCGCCTCGACCGGATCGCCCGCGGCGCGGAGAAGGCTCTCGACGGCCTGGAGGCGCGCGCGCTCACCACCACGGACGGCGCCGGCGGCGAGTTCGTCCCGCCGCTGTGGATGATCAACGACTACATCGCGCTGGCCCGCGGCGGCCGCGTCGTCGCCGACCAGGTCCGCCCGATGGCGCTGCCCCCGGGCACGGACTCCATCAGCCTGCCGCGCGTCGCCACCGGCACCGCTGTGGCGGAGCAGACCACGCAGAACACTGCGGTACAGAACACGGACGCGACCACCAACTCGGTGACCGCGAACGTGACCACGATCGCGGGCCAGCAGGTCGTCGCCCAGCAGCTGCTGGACCAGTCGCCGATCAACATGGACCAGATCCTGCTCGCGGACCTGGCGGCGGACTACGCGGTCAAGGCCGACGTGTTCGTCATCAACAACAACGCCACGAACAAGGTCGGCCTGCTCAACGTCTCCGGCCTCAACGCCGTGACGTACACCGACGCCTCGCCCACGGTCGCCGAGCTGTACCCCAAGGGTGCGGACGCGGTGCAGCAGATCCACACCGGCCGGTTCCTGCCGGGCGACAAGCACTTCATGCACCCCCGGCGGTGGGCGTGGATGACCGCGGCCGTCGACACCGCCGGGCGCCCGCTGGTGGTGCCGGCGGCGAACATGCCGCAGAACACCCTGGCCGCCATGGACGCGGTCCTCTCGGAAGGCTTCGTCGGTACCTGGCACGGCCTGCCGGTCTTCCTCGACCCGAACATCCCCACCAACCTCGGGGCGAGCACCAACGAGGACCGCATCATCACCCTGCGCTCCACCGACACGATCTTCTTCGAGGGCACGCCGCAGGCCGAGGCGTTCCGCGAGACGAAGGCCGACCAGCTGTCGGTGCTGCTGCGGTTCTACAACTACGTGGCGCTGCACGCCTCCCGCTACCCGAAGTCCATCTCGGTCATCGCGGGTACCGGCCTGGTCACCCCGACGTTCTGAGTCGACCTGGGCCTGGGCGGTGAGGCTGCCCGGGCCCGCCTGCTGGGAGGCAGATATGCCCGAGAGGGAAACGGCCACGAACGTGCGGACCGGCGACGAGGTGACCACCGAGGTGCCGACCGCAGACGAGGCCTACGTGCGGGGCCTGCTGCGCGAGCGCGAAGGCTACGCCCGCCATGACCGCGGCGACCGGGTCGCGGACGTCGACGCGGAGCTGAAGCGGCTGGGGGTCGCCGTGCCCCGGGAGACGGCCGCCGAGTCGAAGCCGCGGCGTACCGCGCGCGGGAAGTAGGGCGACCGTGCCGGGCTTCGGGATGCTGACCGACAGCTTCGACGACGGCGTCCTGGACCCGGCCGTGTGGTCCCAGTCCTACGGCGACCCCC